GTATATTCTTTAAATCCACAGACACGTGAAATAGAAGAGACAAGTATTGTAGGAGTACAAAAATACCCTTACAATGGAGAACTTATACACTTTTTTAACCGTTCGTTGGAATGCCTTGTTACTCCAGAACATCAAATGGTGTATATAAGCAAAAGCGGTGCTCACGAAATAAAAAAATGCAACGCTACGGAATACAAGCCAAATATGGGAGCTTTCTATCGTTCCGCTGTCAATACCGCCAAAGACCGCACGAACATTATGTTTGGCGACAAAAATATACCTTTTGATGTGTATTGTGAATTTATGGGGTATTACCTTGCAGACGGTAGTATGCAACATGACTACGGTATTGTTTTGTCGCAAGGAAAAAGACAGCCTGCTTGGAAACGTATGCAAACTTGTATCAATAAGATGGGGCTTACGCCACACGTTTATAAAAGCACTATTGTTTTATACCACCGTGCTTTTGGTCAAGAGCTTTTAAAATACGGAACTGCACATTATAAATATATACCACAAGAAATTTTAAATGCATCAAAGAGACAAATCCAAATATTTCTTGATGCTTTTATTGTGTGCGACGGGCATATCAAGAAGCCACGTCATTTTATGGGCAACAGAGGTCATGTATGTACTCCAAATCATGGAGAAAGAATGTATTTTACATCTTCTCCTCAAATGGCAGCTGAAATAGGTTTGCTATTGTTAAAAGTAGGACATCGACCGTCATATAGAATAATGTCACCTAAAAATACTGTCAAAAAAGATGGTACAGTTATAAAGCAGCGATATGACTGTTACAGAATAAGTGAATGCGATTCAGCAACCGCCACTGTATTTAACAAGGAGAAAGTTGAATACATCGGCTTTGTGTACGACGTTACACTTGAGAACAATCACATCATGTATATACAGAAAGACGGCAAATGCTTTTGGGGCTCAAACTGCATGTGCACCAGTGACCCTGTAATGATTAGCGGCGAGGAGCGCAAGCAGTTATACAAGCGTATGCTTAACGGTGAAGATATGTCCGGCTACGTTTCGCCGAACAGCATTAAAGACGTGCCCGACCAGTACAAGCGATACATCGAAGCCAACGGCGACAAGATTGTAGACGCATTTAAACGTGGTAAGCTGGCATGGCATTTGGCGAACAATAAAAGTTATTGGCTAAAGTATTTGGACGCAGCACAGCGCAAGCAAATGGGCGTAAAAACAATTTCGCGACGCGAAGCAATACAAGAGATTGCAAAAGCAAGGCATGCGAAGCGAGATGCAGCTAAAATACAGCAAAACTGGAAGAAGCGACGGTTGACGATATACACAGAGCGAATGAATAACAATCTTAAAGGTATACAACTCGAAGGTGCGCTTTTGGACAGATATTACGAAGTTGTGAAAGCTCTTGCATCCCCGAAAACATGGGATGTGGCAAACGTAGAAAGTTTATACAAAAGATTTGTGCAAGAGGTAAATACACACAACGTCAGGACGACAAGGATGGCTTTCGAAGCATATTACAAAGAACACAAGAAAAATATTAAGCAAAGTTCAGTATTGACAAACTTGTGCAAGCGTCTTAAGAAAGCTACCGACCCGAATGAAGTCGCTTCTTTGTATGCAGAGCTTCGTCATAAGTCGCTCGTATACACCCGTTATCAATTACGGCAAACAGGGCTTGTAAAAGGGCTTGCTTTTGATGGCGACGTAAATGACTACATAGTTTCTAAAGCGCGTAGTTTGCGAACCCCTAAAGGCAAGGTTGTAGGCATCCGTGAATACGTATCAGATTTTGTAAAATATACAGACAAAAATGGTATAAGTTATTATTATGAGGTTTTTACAGATGCACCAAATGCGAATTTTAACGCGAGCAGAGCGTCAAGATTTTTGGAAACGTGTCCTTCTTTTATTCAAAATAATCTAAAAGGAATAATGAGTTGCAACAATTCACATCCACTGGATGACTATTTTAAAAAAGCCTACAAAAACTTTTCTGGAGGATACATGTATGCTTCTGACCCTGTAACTGTACACAGTTATCAAGGCTGGACGTATTTTAAAGAGAGTATTTGTCACGAGGTAGGACATCATATCGACAAGAATTTACAAAATGTATCATCAATGACAAAATGGTTGCAAGCCCAAAAAGCAGACGGAAATTTTTATCGTGACTATAGCAAGCAGGCACCTTGTGAAGATTTTGCGGACACAGTTTCGCAATACGTCATAAATAAAGAAAAGTGTCGCAAACAATTTCCACACAGAACTGCTCTGCTTGAAAAACTACTTGCGACACTTTCAAATTAAGAGTACACTTCAAAGATTCGGTTGTTGTTTTTGTCGAATTCGATAATCCTTGTGTGCTTTGCGTTTTTTTCGATGCACGGCTCCATATTCTCATCAAAGAAGTAAGCTGTCATTTTAACACCGCCGTGCGGAGTTTCGCCATAGATAGTAGAAAACGTTGCTTCCATATATGTTGCGTATTTAGTTAATAATATGCAAATATACGTCAAATATTTTGCACGCACAAATAAATAGACTACCTTTGCATCACATTGTTGTATCTCTAACGAGATATTACGTTAAACTCCTTGCCCACTGCCAAATGTATCTCCGTCGGCAGTGGGTTTTATTTTTAAACAGGAGTTAATCATAAAGCGCATTATCCAAATCGTCGTCGCCAACCAGTCCGTCGGTGCCGGTAGTGATGTTGACCTTGTAAGCTTCTATAGTTAGGTTGTAGACGCGACCTTCAAGGCTACCTTCACACGAAACGGCGCTTTTTAAGTTATTCCGAACCTTTACGGTTATCTTTGCTTTATACAGTCCTTTTTTGTCTTCCAGCGTGTAAAGCGTTGCATCGTCGGGGAAAGCTTCGTCGAAATACTTTTGTATGTAAGCCTTTACATCCTCCTTGTTTGCAAAGATACGAAGAATACCATGCCGGATATTTATTACATCCTTTTCGTTGTCCTCCATTTGGTCGTAAGACTCGCCAACGACAACGTAGACGGACGATAATGTAGGTATTTCTTGCGTGCAAGCTGGCGACGATGTCGGTGCTTCTTGTGGTTTTCTAACTGTAGCCATACCGTTATTTTCTAAAGTTTATATAAGCACTCGGGTAACGCATCGAGCGATGCTCGGTAACGGCGTACCCTTGTCGGCGAAACGCTCGTACAACGTTTTCCACCGCTTCGAAAGACGATATGTGCCATTTTTCATCGGGCAAACTACCGACCCAATTTCCTGCACAACAACCTTCGGTTCGCTGTAAAATTTGTACTTCGTTTCTTGTCTCCAGCTTCTCGAGCACCCATGATGCAAGTTCGTTTTCCTGCTGCTCACGGGCATTTGACTTTGGAATTTCTATCATATTATCCTTTGTTTTTGAATTTATAGTTAGGACAATTGTAAGCTTTCATCAAAGCCAGCAGAACAGGAAACATAAGTCCATGCTTACATCCTCTACCGTATTTGTCGGCTGCTTCACACGTTTCGCAGTTGTATCGTGTATTAATGTTTAACGCTGCCATTTACTCTTCCTCCTCGTATTCTTCAGCACTGAAATACTTTTCGTGATCAGTGTTTTCTTTTACCATATTAAGCATACCTCCACCGATGCCGTTATCAATCACAAGGTCGCAGTGTGCAAACTGGTTGCCCAAAAGGTTGTGCGCCACAATGGCTTCGCGCTGCGGCAGCTCATCGTTGTTCCAAGCCTCGCTTATTATCACCGCTGCTTCTCTCGGTATTTGCAACGTAACTTTATTTTTCACTATATTGCCGTTGCAAATAGTTCCAATTTCTACAATTATTGATGCTGTTTCCATATTATATGTGTTTTGAGTGAATGTTTAAACGCGCTTAACGTTTTCGCCCAACGGATTATTAAAAGTTATCATCTTGTACTCAACGTTTGTTCCAACGTGTTTCGTTATTTTAGATAGCTAACACGCTATCCTCACACGACCAAATTAACGACATTGTGAGTACATGTCGGGTTTTTGACCAAAAAGCGGTTCTCCTTCCTCTTAGAGCTGTATCGCTCTCGAATGTTTTTACGGCTTTTCTTTGCTACGGCAATGGTCTTACCTACGTCTTTTTGCGTGTAGTGCTCACGGCTTGTAGTTTTGCGTCTTTACCAAGCTTTGACGGAAGTGTCAGCCCTTCCAGCTGCGTTTAGTGTTCGCTTCACCCTTTCCCCTTTCAGTCCTTTCTTTGTTTGCGAGGCAGGAAACGGCTCAAAGGTAATTGATAACCGAAAATCTATAAGACTGCCTAAGGCTAATGATGTCTTTGTTCCGTGCGTAGGCTTGAACTACTTGTGCGCCATGTCGCAGCACGGACAATGTGGTGTTTGTTATTTTAGTTTGCTAACCAGGTAGCTAATCTCTTTTTCCGAAAGTCCAATGTTATTAGAATGCTTGAACTTGATTATTTCCTCGATTCCTACCTGCTTTTCCGCGTAAGTCATTGCGCCTTCAATATTATTATTAGAGAGCGCACTAATAATGCTACACGCAAAAAGTAACATTTCCTCTTTTGCTTGCTTTTTGTGTGCGTTAAGCTCCTTTTGTAAAACTTCGGCTTTTGCATTGAATTTACATCCACTCTCGATTGCGAAATCAACGCTAATGTTCTCGCACATCTTGTCAATGTCATCGCCGAACATTTGTGCAAAATACGTATCACCTTTGAGTGACTGTAAAATCTGAATCTCTTTTTCTTTTGTCATTGTTGTATATCCTTTTATTAAGTTATTAATTTTAACACCACAAAATTAATAAATTATTGGTAGACAACAAAATTACTAATAGAAAATATTTAGTATTTAATAAATTTTAAACACACCCTTAAAAAATATATAAAATTATAATTATTTCTTTACTGTTGCGCACAAAAAAGAGTATATTTGCAAATATATTAACCCTTTGCTTATGGAACAAATCTACAACATGAGCGCAGAAAATGTGCGCCAGTTCGCATACGAGTACTTGCGATGCGGTGTGACAAGCCGAGCTACACAATGTCTTGAACGTTTAAAATGGTTGGGCAAGCTGCGGCAGCATGAATACCTGCTTCTAAGTACAATATATTCAAACCAATACAAGTTTGAAGCTGCGATGGAGACTATTAAGAGGTACAATATTATTTACATGTAAAAAATTAATTTATGGGAAAAGGAAGTTTTGGTTGCTTAGCAGCCATTGGTGTAGCCATTATTGTTGTTTTGATTATGGCTGTTATCGGTCAAGAGATGAACAACAGAGCGGCAAAAGAAATCGCCAGCAAGCCGCTGTATGAGAGCACGGAGTACGTAGAAGTTTTAGCTGGGAACATGATAAAAGAAAGGCTTAAAGACCCGGATAGTTATCAATTTATCGAGATGAACGAAGCGCTGCCATCTTCGGGAGGAGAAAAGATGTTTGTCGTTACGTATAGAGCAAAAAACGGTTTCGGTGGGTACGATATAGGACGAGCGACGTTTGCTTGCGATAAAGACAACCTGTATATTGTATCAATAGAGTAACAAAATATAAGGCAGGAATAGCGAGGCGCATCACCTCGCTATTTTTGTATCATCTCCAGCAGCTCCTTTGCAATAGCTTTTATGCCGTCATTTAGAAAGTGTCGTGTAAGATACAGCACATTATAACCTTTGTCTTCAACGTGCTTTGCGTAAGACATGCCGGCTACGACAATAATGGTGTAACTCTTAGGCGCTACCACGCCGTCTTTTGAAGCGTATTCTTCCAAGATGTTATCCACTTGCGACTGACCCCCTTTTACCTTGTCGGGTTCAGGGATGCTGCCTACAACCTTATTAACGAGTTTGCCGTCGCAGAATACTGCAAATGAAATCGAGTTCTTTAGATTCGCTGTGCGGTCTTTGTAGCCTTTATTGTCTTTTGAAAAAGTGACAGCTTTCTCGCCAAGCTCTGCCAACATCATATTTAAAACGTTGTCTACAGCTTGCTTTTTCTCCATAAGCCTCTTTTTCAAAGCTTCAACTCCTTTTATCTGTATGTTAACCTTTGCCATACACACAAAGTTAGCGTGTAAGTTTGTAATCTTAAAGAAAAACGGCACCTGTGCATAAACAAAAAGAGGACACGACCGAAGCCCTGCCCTCTCCATCAAAACAATATACTAAAACAAAAAACACTCAAATTTTATTTTTGGCTGTAATGTCGAGCTTTATTGTAAGGTCGGCAACATACGCCCAACGCTCAAGACCTTTGCCATCATACATAGAATAGTCCATTAGCCACCACCTGTATACGCCTGTCTGCGTAGTTCGTCGCACAGCGAGCCGAAAACCGCTGGGCGTTTGCAAAAGACACCACTCTCCTTCTTTAGGTAGCTCTTTCTTTGGGTTATGCCAAATACTGCGCAGATACTGCTCAATGCCTGCGGTGAAAGATGTGCGCAAGTCTTCGCGCGTAAAAACTTCCTTGCCATCGCTTCCACAGAAAAGGTTGAGTGGATATCCTTGCGCCCACGCTTTACATTTATCTGTCAAATCCTTCCGCGTGAGGGTATCAACTTGCGCCGATTCCATTTTCTTTGTTTTTCGCATCAACGTATTCTTTAAGGACACAAGCTCCGTCGCCCAAAAGTATATATTTTTCTTTTTGAGCGTCAGACATCGCTTCGTAGGCGGCGCAGCTTGCTTTTTTTATATTTTTAGGGTCGTACAGCGTTGTAGTAAACTTGTCAAAGGTTTGCTTTATCTTTTTGTTTTCAACGATGTTTTTTTGATAAACAAACCTGTCTTCATGTATGACAAACTTTAGCATTTCTTCAACCTGCTTTATCGCCAGCTCTGGATAAACAGCCATAAAGCATTTCTTTATATCCAGGTGGCGCAGGTATTGTATACGATTGAAAATATGGTCAAACGTGCTTACGGACATGCACACAAGATTTTGTAACACCACAACCGTAGCGCACAACCCTGCGCGAGGAACGCCAAGGTTTTGCAATTTCTCCGCTATTTGGTCGCGCAGCTTCTCGAGTATCGGTATTGTAATATCGTAGAGCTGGTTGGCGTACTCGTTGCAATAATCAGGCTCAGAGTTTTCTTCCACAATCTTAATCGTTTTGCGAAGCGACTTTTGTGTTTCTTTAAAAATCTTTTTAAGCTTAAAGCGAAACAAACCCTTCTTTTGCAGATAGCTTTCCATGTATATAAGCCAGTTGTCCGCTATCAGATATTCTGTATATGAGAACTGGAAAACGGACACTTTCCCTAAGTTAAGCGTTTCTTGAACATACTTTGCGTCTACGCTCTGGTCGGCGAATACACGATGATGATTGCCGAAAGCTTCTATATTAAAACATTTGATTGGACTTTCCATGTTGCTTTGTTGCATTTATAAGATATTGACGATACTCACTAACTGCTTTTGTGAAATAAGGCGACAGATCCAGTCGGTTCACATATTCTTCTATGGAATTTATGTTCGCGCTATTGTCGCCTCGCTCCCAACCATTAGCTGTAAGCACCCAACAGGCGGTTGTGAACGTATCAGATTGCACATTGTTGACCGTGTTGTAGTTTACACGCTTTTCGATTACGATGTTCATCTTTCTGTCATTTGACATAAATTCAAAACCGTTAAGCGTTTTAACAGCAAAGCTTGTATCTCCATTGCTTCTGATAAAAAAATCTTTATTACACATTGCGTATCTACGTTACTGCTATTTTATTTCTATTACTTTTAGCCACCGCTCAATAGCAAGCCTTGCCTGCTCAAAAGAGCGACAGACAATATACTCAAAACCAAGCTTGCTGACTTTGTTCTGAAACTCCTTTTGCTTGTCCGACTGCTGCCCTTTAGTTGTTTTCATTTCCAGAAATAGCACGTTGCGTCGCGCTATTACAACAAGGTCTGCGAAGCCTGCGAGCACTCCCTCGCGCTGCATAATAGCTGCCTCCCTTGCGTTGCGAAAGCCCCCGTTAGGCACGGCAGCGATAATGAACCTCGGGTATTGCATCCGAAACCATTTTACCACAGCTTGCTGTATATTGGATTCGATGTGTCGAGGTTTTCTGCGTGTTGTATTGCAACGCTTTAAAAGTTCGTCAAACTTCATATTTACACCCACTCTTTGTTTTTCGCGTAACTTATCTTACGATAATAAATCTTACAACGTTTATTCTCGTAAGCGCCATTATTTTTTGCGAGAGCATTCCACAAAGCATTGAGCGTCACGCCGATTCTTTTCCCCTGTGCAATAACAAGTTCGGGACAGGTGTTGTACACATAGTTCGTTTTTTTGTTTTTAAACTCGAGCACAACAACGCGCTTGCGAGGATACACTATTTTTCCTTTCATCCCTTAACCTCCTTTTCTATCTGCTGTTGGGACTCACTGATAAGCAAATCAACTATTTTATTGAGCACTTCGCGGTTACAAACGACGTGCGTACCATTTGTCGCACTAAGCTCCATGCGATACACAACCTCTTCGTTTCGCAGTTTTCGATATTGCTCGTTTAATTCTTTCAGTTGCTTTATAGACATCTTTTTGTTTTTTATGCAGGTTCTACCCAATCAGCAGCACCTGCTATTATTATTACTTTAATATCACAAGGTCGGCAACATGAGTGCCAGCTGGAAGCACAAGGCTATCCATGCGTGTTCCATACTGCGTTTGCCTTACGATGCTGACATCTTCGTTGATGTTAATAACTACATATATCTCCGTGTGAGCTTCAACGGACATCGAAACGACGCTGGCTGTTTTAAGACGCTTTCCATCTTCAACAAGCAAACCATTAACCGCATTGTCCTGCGTCGAAACAACCATCGCTACCGTGTTATCTTTAACATACTCCGTTGTCGGCACCAGTACCTTGCCTTTGTGTAGCACAACATCTTCGTTTGATATAAGCGGAATAACTACAGCCCTCAAACGGCTATCTACGTTTACGTTCTCTGTATCGTGCGGCGTGTCAAGTATTGGCATCTCCGCGGACTGCTCTATTTTCTTTGGTCTTCCCATGTTTCTAAAGTTTATTTGTTTTAAAATGGCAAATCATCAACACTACTAACGCCCACCATCGGCGCGTTGCACGCATCGGCTGCGTTGTTCGATACACTCTCAAAAGCCTTCATTCCACCAAGAATGGGCATTGCATCAAGTTCCTCTTTACTCATCTTTTCGCGCACCTCCTTTGGCAACGACTGCTTTACAAGGTGTGTCTGGTCGTACTTTGGCTCGCGCAGCGCAAACGCGCTCAAATCCAAATAAACAGCCTTTGGTGTTCCATCTGCGTTTGCACTTACGAATAAATTGTTATCTTCGATAGGAATAACAAGACATTTCTTTGTCGCAGAGCTTCCTTTGAGGCTTGCAACGCCTGCGTTTTTATACTTCAAGGCGTTAAGTTTAATACCAAAATTTTCTTTTTCCATGTTGTGTGTATTTTATTTTTTCAGTTCTCTTATAAGCGCGTCAGCGTATCTTACAGCTTCCTTGGCGCAAGAATCGAGGTCTTGATACTCAAACATCGCATCATTCTTCTCCCGTGCGTCAAACCCTTCATCCGTATAAAGAGCGCAAAGCATATCTTTCGCAATCTCGTATCTGCGCTGTTCCCAGTTAATCGACCTATGGATGATGTTTGTCGTACCGTTACGCTTTTCTCTTGTTAGCTTTGCTACGCAATCTTTACAACGTCCCTTGTAGGATTTTGAGAAAACAGACAGCGGCAAAGTCTGTCCACATATCTCACATGTTTTTGTTTCCATATCTCCGTGTTTTAAAAATAGCCTTCGGAATAGGGAATCGAACCCTTATCTGCGCCGTGCTTAAGGTTGCATACACGACTACTCATAATCTAACAACTAATAACTTATTATGGCGAAAGCTCGCAACCTACCGACCCAATGCCGGACAGATTATTCCGAAGATAAAAGCCCTACCGCTGTAGGGCTGCCCTAAAAAATAAATCCTATTAAACCTGAAACCGTGCGTCTCACGACGCTATGAAACAAACTGTTTTTATTCTATAATACATGAGTGTTCAAGAAGTCAACCATTGCCAAGTTCTGCGAGAGAATCATCGGTTGATCAAGCGTCGCGGACTTATACATGTCTGTTGCTGCGTTGTAAAAATCCCAAGCCGTAACCTTGCCCTTGTGGTTGTACGCAAGCATCATCTTTTCCGTGATGCGACCTATCTGTGCTTGATTCAGCGGTATTGTAGCGCCGTTACGTATTTCCTTGTGTTTAGTCTCGGAAGCGACGCGTAAGGATGTAAGCATTCCTATGATTGTAAACATCTCCTGCGCACTTATCTCGCGACGCTTCATCTTCTCGATTTTTTCGTCATCCTCAGCGGTGATATTGCGCAGATTGTCAAGCCAAATGCTAACCTTTTCAAGCAGCTCGCTCAAGTCAACGCCCATCGTGCTACCGTCTTTATATGTAGCAGCGTACTGCTCCCGATTCAACATTGTTTGGTTGTGACAGATAACAACGTTTCTTCCAATGCCGACCTGTAAACCTTTTTTGGTGGAATGATATAGCAAGGTTTGTTGTTATAGCTTCGTCACCTTCGCCTTTGTCAAGGTCGTAAAGACGAATGTTGCAATACACGCGGCGCAGGATGTGCGCTTCGATGGCACGTTCACCGAATTTTTCCTCTTTTTGTGGAAGACGACTTACACCTGGTGCTCTACGGTCTTTGTTGTTAGCTGCGAACAAATCCCATATCTCAGCACGATAACCACGTTCGGCGCACATTTCTTGTATCTGCTGTATGAGCTGAAAATGATAGATGCCCATGAGCGGATTGCCGTTGTAGTCGTTTTCCTTTTCCGTGCGTGCGAGCTGTTCAAGTGTCAGTGTCTGAACCTTGCTTATGTCGAAATCGAGGAACTGGCGGTCATTACCGCTTGCAACTTCGAGTTCTGTTGCTGGTTCAGCGACCATGTTGTTAGATGCTGCTACATTCATTGTTGAATACATTGTTGTTTCCATTTTACTTTGTTGTTACGTTAAACTTGTTTCTATAATTAGAGAGTCTCCACGTTTTCCACGTGCAAAAACTCCTCATCCACCTGCGTGTACATCGGGAGCATTGTTTTACCATACAGCCATTTCGGCATGACACATTCGTTTAAATCTTCCGACTCGCTGCTTGGGCTTACGATTATCTTATTTTCAGGAACCCAAACTTTCTGATTTTGCTGTTCTCCGAAAGAGAACATCTGCGCTTTGGGTGTCTTGACATCCATCATTGCCTTAGGGCAACGAAAGCGCACCATTGTTGTCGTTATCTCCATTGTTGTTACTTTATATTGTGTGTTAATAAAATATCCACATTACGATATAAGCTACGGTAAGACATACCCCCATGCTTAACGCCCAATACTTACACTCGTTTATTTCTTCTTCATCCCAATTGCGTGGGTCCATATAGTCCTTCATATTCTTTTTGTTTTGTGGCGCGGCTTTACACCTCGCCTTGTTTCTTTGTTAAAGGGTATATCTGCCAATCTTTTTGCCGTCGACATAATCCTCTTGCCAAACTTCGTTGTAGTCCGAAATGTCGTCAGCAAAGTAGCAGCAGACAGACATCATCGCAAGACCTGCGTCCAAGCGTTCTGTTTCGTAAAACCCACCATCGCTGTGCTTGCCGATGCCTTTAGACTGTGCTTTAGTAATCTTACAAGCCTCTCTGTAGTTGTCAGCTCCGATAAAGCCAACTGATTCATAATCATTGGCTGTATTACCTTTTACATGTTGTTTTAGCGCCACCTCGTAGCGAGGTTTGACTGTGTCGCCTTTCCAATTTTTCATTGTTGTATCTCCTATTATTTAGTTGCTTATTGATTTTAACACCGCAAAATTAATAAATTATTTAATAAGCAGCAAAATTATTGATAGAGAATATTTGGTATTTAATATCTTTTAATATTTAACACTAAGGTTTATATTAAATAATTTATTAATTTTGTGGCGCAATTAAGAGCTACCGTAATGAATTTCCCAATCTAAAAAGAACTGGGTTAAATATATTAGACCTCCTTTCGCTATCATTACGAACTCTTGTAAAAAAAATCGGCGATTGGAGGTTTTTATTTGAATACAATATGATAAAGAACATACGATACAGCATTGTTGATGGTCTTTTCAAGGATAAAGCATCCCTGAAAGCCATTGCCTTGCTGTTGTTTTTTTATCATAGGAGCGGAAGGAATGTTCTTAAGAACTGGTCGGTAAACAAGCTGGCTAATGTAACGGGCGTACATGCGTACACTATTAAGAAGCGCATCGCTACGCTTGTAGATTTGGGTTATGCTAAAGTAGACGGCAGTTCGCTTGTTTTTCTTTCCGTCGTATCAAAGCACAAGGATAGAAACATTAATATATCAGATATATGCTACGACACAATTAAAGATGTAGAAAAATCCCTATACGCAATTCTTTTGTGCATTGTTCAGTCTCGAAAGGATTTCTGTAAACGTACCATTCTACAAGCTCGCACAGCCAAGAAATTTGATGTTATCAAAAAGGCTCGCGCACTTAAAAGGAAGTATGGCTACGGAGATACTTATACAGAGAACGGACTTTCGTACAAAAGGATTGCGCAAAAATTAGGTGTTTCGCTGAAAACAGCGTTCGATTATGTTAAATATGCGGTTGTTAAGAAATTTGTGACGGCGCAAAATCATTTTCACTCCACCTTCATGCCTAAGGTGGGGAGATATCCTGTACCCTGCTTTACCTTCACAACTAACAACTACGCCTACAACGTAACAGCTAACACATATACAATTATAAGTAAATTATTTAATTTAAAAAATCGAGCCACAGCTGTGCTTTAATGCATGGTATATATAGATTATAAAAAATATAGGCTTATGAAAAATTCCACGAAGCTTGAAAAAATAAAGAAATTCCTCGACGAAAACGGAATTGCATACAAATGTCGCAACAGGCATAGAAACGGTCACTGCGACTTGTTTGTAATTGCTGCGAAGGTGTCCGTGAAGATAGAAGGAGCAGACGACGATATATTTTATCGCAGACACAGGAAAGGCTACCACCCTGTCTTCGTACGCTCCTCCGACACGCCTAAGTTTGCAATAGAAAAGGTTGCAAACACAATACGCGAATCAATGATTAACCAACAGACACACTTAATGAAACAGCACCATGTGTAGACGAAGATATTGTGGAGAGTGTCCGATGTTTAGATACGAAGACACTGACGGCATCGGGGAGTGTTTTGTATGCAAAGAGTTAAGGACTTGCGGTCAAAAGTGTAAGATAACCCGTGATAATATTACAGAAAAGCAGGTGCTACGCATATTGCACTACGAGCAAAAATGGCGCAGGGGAACAAAATTGGAAATGCTCTCGCCTGTGCTGATTGGTGTGGCGATAGACGGTGCGATGCGTTTCATCCGCAAAACGTGTAAAAACAAGTCCTGATATGAAAGCTTCAAAAACTTTAGTGCGCAGAATAAGGCAAGACCTTATGTCGAAAACAAGCGACGCAGAGAAGGCAGCGATACGCAACTGCGAGCGACTTGGGTATAAGGTGGTACGGCAGCAGCCTATATTGACGGGGCGCAAGATGTACTTTGCCGACATATATTTGCCGGATTTGAAAACGATAGTTGAAATAGATGGGAACTACCATTACACACAAAACCAAAGGCGCAAAGACAACAACCGCTCCGCAGGAATTTGGCGCATGGGTTATCACGTTGTAAGATTGATCAACCACGAAGCGCGTGATATAAACAAAGTAAAAGCAAAAATAGAACTTATAAAAAGGAGATACAGAAAATGATTTAAATGTATGAAAAGACACGCATACAGAAACAAAGCACCCTACTCCACCCTGCATCCCGACGCAAGACATTGGACTCGCAAGGGCAGTTCTTGGAAACAGAAAGTTGGCTACGACACGGAAGACGAGGCGTGGGAGTTTCTTGAGCAGAACCCGAAAATGAAAGCGATAGGAGCTGTAGTTTATAGCTGTCCTGTCTGTAATAAGTTTCATGTTTCAATACATTGCAAAAATGACAAAAGAAGAAACAAACAAGAACGAGATATGAAACGCCTACGAGCTTGCGCTGTGCGAACTGGAGGAGATATGTGTGACATATAAAGAAAGGAGTAACAATGATTAACAGAAACTCCATTGAAGCAGCAGAAAATGCTCCGGCAGAGGAGAAGTGCGACTGGTATGGGTCGCCTGCGAATATCGAACGGATATTACAAAGAGAGTTCAACAATGAAATGCACTGCGATACGAGTTCGAGCAAAAAGACAATACCGAAGGAAACAAAATATAAATGAGGATAGGACTGATAGACGTGGACGGACGACACGGCAAAAAGAAATGGGGAGCTACGGTATATCCTAACGTGGCTCTCGGCAAGATTGCACGATGGCACACGATGCAGGGCGATGAAGTGGAATGGGCGCAGCCTACCGACCTTTTCGACAGGCATCATTACGACATCCTGTATGCCAGCAAGGTTTTCAACTTCTCGCCCGACATCGACTTTCGGCAGTTCTCCTATGACCGACTGGAGAAGGGTGGCACTGGCTACGACATCTATAAGCGTCTGCCCGACGAGATAGACCGCCTGCAACCGCTATACGAGTTGTTTCCGTGGGTGCCAAAGAGTCATGCTTACGGCAAACTGACCGAGGGCTGTCCCAACAAGTGCTTTTGGTGTGTGGTGCCCAAGAAAGAGGGTTTTATCCGTCCGTATATGGATATAGAGGATATAGCCATCGAGGACAGAACGCATGTTGTACTGATGGACAACAACATTCTTGCAGCGGGCGACTATGCAAAAGAACAGCTTCAGAAGATAATCGAGCTTGGCCTGCATATCGACTTCAATCAGGCGATGGACGCACGGCTGGTTACGCCAGAATATGCAGAACTGTTAGGCAAGGTGAAATGGATAGACTCTCGCATCCGCTTCGGTTGCGACACCACGGCGCAGATTGCGGAATGTGAGCGAGCAATGCAGCTTATCAATGCGGCAGGATTTCGCGGCGAGTATTTCCTATACACCATGATAGGAGGCAAGAACGACTTCCGGGAATGTTATCATCGACTGCATTATTGGTGGGAGCGATTGCAACGCTTTCGCAAAGACCATGAAGGCAGAGCCGTGTATGCCTACGCCCAGCCATACCGCGCCCCGACAAATCCTAATCACGTCATCCCTAAATGGCAGAAGGATATGGCTCAGTGGTGTAACAAGCGAATGATATTCTGCACCACCGACTTCAAGGACTTCATGCCAAGAAAGGGATTCAGGTGTGAGGAGTATTTGAGGAATTACGGAATAAACGCTTCCTTCTAAAGCGATGGTATGCCGAGAGGTTCCAGCAGCTTAAAATAGACTTTGGAGAGGAATCGTAAACAACACACGACGTCATACATTATGAGTAATAGCAATATAAACAGAAAGGATGCTCGCAATGGCTAAGGACTGGAGAGGAAACGGCAAGAAATAACAAACAAAAATAAAATAAAATGGAAAGAGAGAAGATAGTAATAGAACTTTGCGGCGGCAGGATGCCTAAAAAGGCGCACGATGCCGACGCAGCATATGATGTATTTACTAAAGAGGACACATTAATCAAGGACTGGGAGCGCTACGCGATACCGCTCGGTTTTAAAATGCAGCTTCCGAAACACCTTGCGGCAGTGATACAGCCAAGAAGCGGTATGTCCTCGAAAGGTATGTACGCTCAATTACAGCACTGTGATGGATCGAGAGAAGAGACGCGCGTTGACGCTGATGTAAAGCTGGGCTTGATAGACAGCGGCTACACTGGCGAAGTACGAGCTATTTTAAAAACGTGCTGCGTGGAGTACCTTGGCGTTAAGAGTGTCTGCATTCCAGCTGGCACAAAGATAGCACAGATGCGCATTGTGGAAATACCGAACACGGAACTTGTGAGCGGTGTCATCAAGAAAGAAGAAAACGACGACAAAGAAAATGGCGACAAGAAGCGTGGCGACAACGGCTTTAATTCATCAGGAGTAAAATAATATAACATAAATAAGCCGTACAAGGGCGGCTTGCAGGTGCGAATCCTGCTATTGATTTTACTTGTTTTGGTTACAAAAAGCTGTGTTTCGATTTTATCGTAGGCTCGCAAATTAAGAGTGGTGTTTCTTTTTTATGAAAACTTTTTCAATCAACCATGTACTTAATCACTGGGGAGCTTGCATGGCTTTAATGCGTGTTGTAGTCGTGAGGATTATGACGCGCATTTTTTTGTATCCGAAAGCTTAAAACTAAAAAATACATTAAATATTAAAGATTTTCTATTATTTATTTTGCTGTTCACTAATAAATTATTAATTTTGTGGCGTTAAAATTAATAACAAATAGGAGATACAACAATGAACAACTATTAGAACTTTTATCCCATCCGACAGCGTTGCAAGCTTCAAAAAGTTTGCAAACAAGACAAAGAAGAACGTAGAAGGCTTTTCTTACACCATTGGCGAGCCTTACATGAAGGTGTTTTTACACCCGGTTAAAGAGGAGGATGGTATGCGAGGCAGGGCGGTGAAAGCTTTTCACGAAGTGTGCGACCTCACAATCAATATGCCCGAAGAAAACAACTGGAAGCTTGTATGTACTTTTAAAGACGGCTCTTTTACGCCCGTTGACTCGTCCAAAGAGCTTGTGTTTAAAATTCCTGCCCACGGACACGATTACGACAAGTGCGACGTTTGCGGACATTGGTGCAAAAATTCTTACGTGATAGAAAACATTGTAACGGGTGATGAATTACAAGTAGGTTGTGAGTGTGTAAAGAAGTTTGGCATCAAGAGTTTTGACTATCTCTCAAAGTTTACGAGCGAGTTGCACAAGCTTTACGATTACAGCCTGTCTTACTCAACAGACGAGGATGACGATGAGTTAAAAATGTGGGGCGGCAACCCGAATGCTATCTACAAAAACGCTTTCAAGAAAGCTGATTTGATAATGTCAGCGAAGGCGGTATATGACAAGTGTCCAATTTATAAAAAGGCTTATCGCCAGGGCAACACACACTACCCTTCACCGACGCTCGTCGACATTGAAGCAACACTTTGCGGAGAGAACTTCGACAGCAACAGCGAATATGTTGAAAAGGTGTGCGCATACGCATTGAGCAAGCCGGTTGACGGCGAGTTCGCCGAAAATACACATAGACTTGCAAGCGACTATTACGCCTATTTAGACGAGTCGGTTTATGCTTTCTTTATGGTTAAAAACTACGAAGATAGCTTAAAGGTGAGCGCCAAACTTGAAGCAGGAACAGCAGTTAAAGTTGACGGCAAGGTAATACAGACGCGCACTGAGGAGTCTTTCTATGGTGTTATGACAATAAATACAATACTTACCGACAACGGCACGGAGTGCGAGCGAGTAGGTGTTATCCCGACAACAGAAATAGACGGCGTAAAGCGCACGTCTTTCTACTCCTCGATAAAGGGAATGTACCGTGGAAGGGTATGTCTTGAAAGAGCCACGAAGAACCCTAAAAAGGGCGTTGTTTATACAGCTTTATAGCCAAATGCTGCCGTCACAGGTGAACATACAAACTGCGGCGGTACGCATTAAATAATATTATTAATTCATTTAGTTTATCCAGTAAATATTAATAAAAACATTAAATTTCCATTTAATTTGGAAAATAACCGAGAAAATATTTTGTGCTTCACAGAAGAAAATATAATTTTGTGGCGTTCAATAAAATATCAGTGGTGAGGTTAGAAGCTCTACCACAAAAAGGTGGAGTATTTTTTATGCTCGCTTCTTAACGGATTACGATATACGTGTATCGCTTCCCTTGCTTACATTGTAATGGTGTAGGCGTGCTTTCACTGATAGGCATTGAACAAAGGGTAAGGCGGTACACTTTCTTTGTTGTATCAACCCGACAAGTTTTTAACGTTCAAAAATATCAGCGCAATGGACGAAATCAAAATTTTGCACAAATCTACTTTCCTTGGAAAGGAAATAGATGTATGGGGAACTTTTGAAAACCCATTATTTAGGGCGAGTGATGTAGCAGATTGGCTACACAACACAAATGTTTCTAACATGGTTAAAAAAGTTGACGAAGACGAAGTGACTAAGTTTAACTTAGGCAGTCGTCAGGGTGAAACTCTTTTTCTTACAGAGAATGGTCTTTATGAGATTCTTATGTTATCTCGCAAGAAGGAAGCCAAGCAATTCAAGAAAGGTGTAAAGAAAATCCTTCACGAAATCCGAACAAAAGGCGGCTACATCGCTTCAACCGACGCAGACACACCCGAGGACATCATGGCTCGCGCTGTACTTGTGGCGCAGCAAACACTCGCACGCCGCGAGGAGCGCATCAAAGAACTCGAAGAACAAAGTCGGCGGCAGGAAATCGCCATCGAACAAAAGGACGCACAAATTGATGCGTAAGACAAGCAGATTAAAATCGCGGCACCTAAAGCAGACTACTACGACAAAACTCTTGCGTCTACAAGTTGCATGACAACAACGCAGGTGGCTGACGATTTGCACACTACCGCTCATGCTCTCAATCGCAAGCTACAAGAAATAGGTATAATCTACTCGCAGTCTGGTCAGTGGCATCTAAAGATGCCGTACAAGAAATGGAACCTGGTAGGCACACGCACCTACAGCTACCAATCAAGCAACGGCGAGGTGGTAACGAAAGTAACCCTTGTATGGAATCAGCGTGGCAAGCGTTTTATTCTCGCGCTTTACAATAACAATTTTGACGTAAAGCAAGCTATCGCAGAGATAAAAGGTGACATATCAAACAAGTAACACAACCAAAAAAAATAGAGTAGATTATGAACAACAATAAATCAAACGAAAACGAAACAACCTACAAGGTAAGCAAAACCACAGCCGATATGCTCAACATCCTACGCGAGTTTGTAAGTTGGCAGGATAAGGCTATAAGTCTGTTTGAAGGCAGAGAACATGGCGACGAAGTTATAGAAGCAACGGTCGCGACATTTGACAGTATAAAAGGAGCTATCGCCGCCAACGTTGAGCAGAACCTTTGCAACTTGCAAAGTGGCAGGATTTAAACCAAGACAAACATTAAGCACGGAGTACATCGCATTAAGTTACGGTGTGCTCCGTTTCATTTTGCTTGTAATGCATCATTTTCGCAGCCTGTATAAAGTTATAAGCACGTACAAAAACAACCCAGCAAACCAAAGAAAAACGCCTAAATATAAAATTGTTTACACAGCCATTGGTATTAATTTTAGATGCACGCGCATAAAATGTAATTTTGTGTTAGATAAAATTTTCCATTAACGTAAACAGAATAAAGTATGACAATTAAAGAGAAAGTGCTTGCTTCTTGCAAAACGTCGTTCGCGAAGTACGGTTTGAAGAAGGATGAACTTGCAAAGCTGGTAGACCAGATTGTCGCAGGTCGTGGTTTAACAGATGAGTCAACAGACGAGGACGTTACTAAAGCTATTACAGCCGTGGAGCCGTATGTTGGTATGATGCAAGCGGCGTTCAATCGAGCCGTGAGCGAAACAACGAAGAAGTACGAAGGCTGGGTAGACCCAAAGGCTACTCCGACACCTCCGACAAACCCACCGACTCCTCCAGTTCCGCCAACAACAGAAACTCCGCTTACAGCCGAAGCTGTGGCAAAGATGATTGCCGAAGTAAAGAACGACCAGCAGAAGGCTGTAAACGAGGCTGTCGCAGCCGCTCTCGCTCCGTACAAAGAGCGCGAGGAACGTGCAAGACTCGCAGCGTTGCTGCAAAGTAATGAGAAGCTAAAGAACGTGCCCGAAGTATTCCGTTCACGCTATCAACTCGACAAAGAGGAAAATCTCGACAGCGTTGTGGAGCAGATTAACAATGATTTCACAACAATGAAACAAGCGCTTGTCGCAGACGGAACGTTTGTTTCTGCGCCGACAACAAGTACTCCGCAGTCTGAGCAGGATGATTTTATCAAGCGCATGGAAGGCTTCGCGCAGCGTAACGCTCCCAAGCCTGAGGGCGCATCGTAATCTCAATATATAGCAACAACTAAAATTTTTAATTATGGCTTATAAAGGAATGTTTTTCAAGAAGGTAAAGCCGACAAGTATCAAGGAGGCTTCTTGGTGGGAGGAAATGTGTGTCCGCAGACAGGGCGGTTATGACCTCGACCAGAGTAATCTTCCAGCTGGCTTGAAATGGCTTCCTAAGGGCGCTGTTGTAAAGCTTGACACTAGAGGCAAGGCAGTTGTTATTAAGTCGGCAAAGGTAACGGAAAAGGCGCTAAGCTCGGATAAGACCGTCAAGCTCTCAGCAGGCTCTCTTTACAAGGAAGGCGACACAATCGGCGGCAAGGAGATTGCTTCTATTGTAAGAGCAGAAAGTGGCGACACGGTAACTCTTGCAACTGAACTTGATACAGAGCTCGCAGCTGGTACCATTGTTACTGACTACGACAAGAGCAAGGATATTCTTCTCGGCTTCGCATACGCAACAAAGGAGCTTGACCCCGATGCTGCGCAGGTCGTAGAGCCGACTCTGCGTGTGATGGAGGTCGAGGAAGACTCTCTGCCCTACCCGATTAACAGCGACATCAAGGAAGGTTTGAACGCAAACGGCATCGCTTTGTTCAAGATTCAGTAAGTATTAACACAGGATAACTTTAAAAATATAGAAAAGGTATGAATAGTATATTGAAGCAGCTATTAGACCCTAAGTCTTTTCAGACCTATATTGACGAGAACATGAAGACCTCGACATACAATGCTCTGTGGAAGAACGAGATTAAGCAGGTAGACTATTGCGCAGCCAAGGTCTATCAGGCTAACCTTGCTGAGTACACGGCTGCAATGGTAGGTTCTGTTATCGCCAAAAACGCTGAAAGACCTGTTCACCACATGCCCGACTTTGGTCAGCTCACAGGTTCGGTTGGTCGCTACGGTGACGAGTGGGAACTCGACAACGACTATCTCGACCAGATGCATCAGCTCGAGGGTCGCTATCGTGATGTTCAGGGTCGCAACTATACGCAGGCGCAGCTTAATGCGCAGTACGACAAGCTTATTGAGTTCTCTTTCCGTCCGTTCGAGCGTGCGGTCATTGCTCCGCACAAGCGTCTTGATATGCTTTATTTCGAAGGTCTTTACCTGGGCACACAGACCGTATCTCGCACAAACAACGCTAAGGCAAACGTGTCTTACACCTTTGACCTCGGCATTAAACAGCTCACCGTCACAGCATCATGGGGTGAGGAAAATGCAACTCCGTTTGCGGACATCAAGAAGCTTAAGGACGAGGCAAAGGCGCACGGTCGCAAGATTCTCAAGCTCCGTATGTCTGAAAACACATTCTACAAGATGTGCAAGGCTAAGGAGATAAAGGACACCTTTAAGCTCAACCTTGGCACGGTACAGCTCAATCCAGCGGTTCCGATGCTCACAACTGAACAGGTAAACACTTATCTGCGTTCTATTTTGCTCCCGACAATTCAGATTGACGAAGACCAGTTTGTGACCCTCGCCGATGGCACCACACACAACCTTATTGCGGATGACCGCGTGGTTGCTCAGTGCGCTGAAAGTGTGGCTATTATGAAGATTTCGGACGCACTGGAGCTGGCAGACCCGATTCCAGGCGTTTCTTACTCTTCGCACGACGACAACCTCGTTGGTTACTGGCGCGACAAGACTGGCTATCATATCAACTATGATATGTGGGCGCAGCCTGTGTTCAACGGTCTCAACGACCTCTATATACTCAAGACTACGGCACAATCGTAGCCTTGGGGTAAAATTTAAAAGATGTAGTAGTAGTTATAGTTGTAGTATTAAGACAAGGTAGCATGACAATCTCGGAAGCCATCGCAAGCGAAATTCAGCCTTTCTCAACGTCGGACGAGGCGCTGGAGAAGATGTTTATCGACGCTGCGGATAAATTCGGAGCCTCGGAAAGCGTCGATGACGCATACAGTGTGGCTGTAAAGAAGCCTGTAGCGTATGCTGCAATGCGCATACTTTACAAAATGCGTACACTTTCAAGCGAGAATGTGGGCGGCATATCGCAAAGCTACAAGAACGATGACGAGCTGATTGACGATATGATAAAATCTATTGCCAAGGACGCAGGATTGAGTGCTGACCTTGTTCTTAATACAGACTCTGATGGCTATTGGTTGCAAAGCGTAAAGGTTTGGTAAGGAGGGTGGATGTATGAACTTCGAGGATAAACTGCAAGTACAACTCAAAATATACGACGTTGGGTATGTTCAAATAGGCGGCGTGTTCTACGATATGAAAGATAGTGGAGAGCCGGATTTCGATGTTAAAAACGAAAATGCTGGCAGTGGCTACGACGCGCAGGGCAATCCGATTGAAGCAACGGCAACACGCTTTCTTGATTTTGGCAAATGCTTAATCTTTCCGAATACAAAAGCAAGCCTTATTACGTTGAACGACGGCAGTAAATATCAATATGCCTACGAGGTGATAGCACCGCTTTCAAAGCAGAAATACAAGATGCTACCAGCAGAAGGCGACAATGTAAAAATAACAAAAAAAGACGGCACAATCGAGAAGGAGATGGAAGTTAAAGGGTTTGTTACCCTTAAACGACGGTATTTAAAATTGTGGCTATAAAACGCAAGGTATGATAATAGGTGACGACGCTGTAAGCGCGATGTACGAATACATTTGCAATAATCTGTCGAAGATAGGAGTGAAAAAAGGAAACGTTTTTAAATACAAACGACCTAAAAAGCTTGATTCTGACAGTTATATTGTTATTAATCATTTGCCGTTTGTGCACGAAAGTGAGATAGAAAACGGCATGATTAACGTAAACGTACATGTGCGAAGAACAGCCTCTGACGAACCGAATACAAAAAAACTCACAACGCAAGCAAAAGCAATTCTTGCATTGTTCGAGAATAGCACATACCTTGACGGCGCATATTTTGATAGTTATTCCGACTCGCTGCCTACAGAAGACGACGATAATACATACTATATCAATCTGAAATTCAAAGTAACGTATAACAATTTAAAGAACTAAAATATGGCAAAGACAGGCAAAGACGGTGTGTATGGCATTGACGAGTTTGCAATCGCCACCCCTGCGGAAAATGGAGCTTATCCTACCAGTTTTCCGTTTAAATTTAAGGCTATTGTACAGGGCTCCTTGAGCTTTAACGACAACGCGGCATCTACAACAGACGTCGAAATTGAGGACTCAGAAGACCCGTACGCAGTATTAACCTCTTCGGCTGCAACCAAAGGTTTTACGGTACAGACATACGATATGTCGCCTGAAACGTATAAAGAGCTCCTTGGTTTTACCAATGACCAAAAGTGGAACAACGAGCAGCCAATGGAAAAGCAGGTGTTTAAGGCTGTACAGATTAAGACAAAGGTACTCGATGACATCCCTGCAAAGGTGTTTCAATGGGCAAAAATGAAGCTTACTGTCACTCGCAGTGGCTCTATTGGCAAGACAGGTCTTCCAAATCTTAACATTGAGTTCCGTCAGATGGCAGTAATGAATGCAAGTGGTGAGAAGGTTTCAGGTCATCGATGGGCATACCTCAATGATGTAAAGACAGACATCGATGAAAATTCTTAGGTAATCGCAAGGTTATATAATTTCAAATCGTTAATTAGCGGCGAGGCAAGGAGAAATTCTGAGCCGCGCCGCCTTTATTTTAAGCATACAACTATATGAAAACATCAGAGAAAAAACATGTAGCGGAAACGCTCATGGAAAAGTCAACAAAGATAAAGGTCGGCAGGTTTAGTTTCGAGGTTAAACCTTTGACATTTATGCAGATTTATGAAATGGCTGCCGTTGCAAACGACATTAAAAAGCCAAGCTGGAAGCATGGTGACAAAATAAATGTGTTGCAAGAAACTATCGCACACGGCAACGATGCTCGCCTTATGTGTGAAATATTTGTTATTTGTGCGTTTAGAAAAACATGGAAGCGCCGCCTTTGGAGGCGGTATATAACCAAGCGCCTTAATGTCAATGCTTTCAATGACCTTATCCAGTTTATAAGTCACTCTTTTAACGTAAATTTTTTCTTGACCTCTATCACTTTCCTCTCCCAAACAATAGCAATGACCGAGCCGACAACGACTCGCCATGGGCAATCATCGGAGGAGTAATGAAGTATTTTCGTATGAGTTACGAGGAGGTCGTATTTAATCGCTCATACATTAATGTCATTCTTCTTAACCGCTCAATACCTTCATGGGATAACCCGGACAAAAAAGAAGATGAAGGTAGCGACAAAGAGAAAAAGGAAGAAATAGGCACTTGCAAATCAATAAATAAATCAATACACGCATCAGACTTCTTTATGGATATGATGTGATAACACAATATACATTATGGCAGAAGAGATACTTGGTATTAGTGGGCAGATGGATATTTCTGATATTCAGTCTTCGCTCGACAAGCTTTGCGATAGCTTAACCCGTGTTGGAGTCGACACTGACGCCTTATCGTCGAGAATGACAAAAGCCCTAAATGACATTGCTAAATCTGATGACGATTTGGCAACCAAAACGCAGCAAGCTATGCAGACTCTTAAATCTGCTATGGATGAAGCGTCTAAAGGTATACAGAATGTGCCCGACATGATAGACAACGCAAACAAACGCGTAGAAACTATTGAAGGGACAATATCGAAGCTTAATGAAAAATTAGCTGAAACAGGAAAAGGAACGGGCGCCTTCGATGCGCTAACAAAGCAGCTTGAAGCACAAAAACAATCTTTACAACTTGCAAAAAAGGACGTCGTTGAGCTGTCAAATTCGTATAACACAGTTAAAAACTCCATATCAGAAGTAAGTGGAGCCTACCAAGCATTAGGCGCATTGTCTACGGCAACCACAGGGGCGAACAGTGCTCAGTCGGTAGCAAATGCTGCTGTGGTCGCAAGTGCATCTACGGCAGCAGCGGCAGTGGCAGCGGAAGCTGGAGCTAACACCGCATCTACGGCTGCGGCTATTGCAAATACGGCAGCGAAAGGAGAAAATGCACAAGCAACGCAACAGTTAACAGAGTCTTTGCGTGAATATATGTCCGTGGCGGCAGGACGAGCCGACATAGAGAGAATGCAAAGCGAAAGCGCAAAAGAACTCAACTCTGATATAAGGCTGTATGAGAACGCGATAAAAGATATACAAGAAGCTCTTAATTCAACCGATTTTAGCAAAAATATTGAAGAAGCAACTGCTAAAATTGAAAAACAGAAAGCGAAAATTGAGGAGTACAAGCAGGCTCTTGCTAATCTAAGTCCAGAAGAAAGCGCAAATGGAGGCGCACTTTATTATAATCGTCGCATCGACGAAGCGCAGCAAAAAGTGTCGCAACTCCAAAAACAAGTAAACGACTGGGGACAAGAGCAGAATCGTTTAAATGAAAACTTAAAAGAATATAACGCACAGCTTGAAGCTGCTAAACGCATCCAAAAGGGAGATAACTTAACTGGTTCATTTAAAGATGCTGCCGAAAATGCGAAGAAAACTGCAGAAGAAACTCAAAACATTGGCAAAGAAGCAGAAAAATCTTCGTCAAAAGTCAAAGGTATTTTTGGGGAACTTAAAAGCTCATTTAGCGGCTTGATGAAGGGCGATTTCTCAGGCTTGCTTAAATTCGTTGAAAAGATTGGAGTTTGGGGCGCTGGTATTGCAGCTGTAGGAAAAGGCTTATTTGAAGCGTCTAAAGCAGCGGAAGAGTTTCGTGTAGCCTTACAGCCCTTAGACCATTACATGGATGCCGACAAAATAAAAGATGTCCGTCAGAATATCTTAGCATTGTCGCCGACAACAACGAAATCGTGCGCTGATATGGCAAACGCTGCTTTGCAGTTTGTAAAGGTATGGGATGGGCTTAAAGATGCGCCTGGTGCTCTTACTCAAATGATAAAGAGTGCGAATGAATACGGAGCATTAACTGGGAAAACCTCCGAAGAAGGTGCGAAAGCTATTTCTAAAATGGCTTCTGAATACCACATGACGGCACAGGAGGCTTCGGAAATGAGCAATATCATAGCGTCTGCGTCAAAACATTCAGTAAGTTCATTTGGGGAAATGTCCGACGCTATCGCTTCCGCCGGTTCAACAGCGTCACTGTACGGCATTGGCTTTAAAGAAACGGCTACACTAATTGGCTATTCGAGTGGACAGTTCGGCGACGCAAACAAAGCAGCATCCAAATTTTCAATGCTGCTTATGAGCATGTCTAAACTGCAAGACAAGTACAACCCGTCAGTAGTTGGCATGGTTACAGCTCTGAAAAACCTTAAAGATGCTTATGATAAAGGTGAAAATGTTGCGTCTAAATTCACGGCTCGCAACAGATCCGTGGCGATGTATTTTATTAAAAATGCGGATGCGATTGAACAATACGGGAAAAAACTGGAAGATGCTCATGTGAAAAGCGAACTCCTTAGCGACTTAAGCTCTCGCGTCTCCTCTAGTTTAGAGGCTTTAAAAAATGAATGGAATGGTTTTTTAACAGGTCTGAATGCCAATCTTGCGCCCATACTCATAAAAATTCTGAAATTTTTTAGAACAATCACGGGCGGAGCACAGGAGACTGCTGATGTGTTACATTATCTAAAAGTCATGGATAATGAAAAAGGTCGGTCTAAGGCATCCTACAGTATAGCTGGTACAGGCGGTTTTAATGTCAACCTCGCAGGAAACACAATTGCAGAAGAGGCGGATGTCGATTTGTACAAAAAACAAAGAGACGCACTACAAAAAATCTATAACAAAGCCGCTGTAACGGCTCGCAACAAATATAAGCCAAACTCAAAAAAGGGCTACCAAGGTATTAGTGCCGAAGGTATGTTTAACGCAGGTATGAATGCCGTTAAAAATGCTATAGAAAACAGCCCACAAAATTACTCCCAATTTAAAAAAAGTCGCATCTATAACTATTTTTACAAAGAGAACAAAAAAAACACTCTCGCGTTAAATCAAAAATCAAACAATACAAATGCTGATTTAGGCGGCGGTTTCGGCGGCGACGACAAAGGCGAAGAAGCACGCAAATATCGCGACCAGCAAGCAGAGCTTCAGGCTAAAGAAGAAGCACGCAAGCGCAAGGAGAGATGGGATTTGTATGTTGCGGAAGAAGAAAATGGTATAGCAAAAGAAAAGGATGTTGCTGAAAAGGAGCGCCGTCAAAGAGCGCTTGATTTTGAAAAAAAGATGCATCAGCTTGACGAAGAAGCAGAGCAACTTAAGCAGAAAAATATCGACACGGCGAAGGCTAATTATGAGAAAGACCCAGCGAACAAGAAAAAAGAAGATTTTTACGCATTAGGGCTCGACAAGAAAGTTAGTCTTACAAGCGAGCAGCAGAAGTATATACAGACTAAAAAGGACACGCTCCTTGCTGAAAACGCCGAAAGCGAACGAAAGTACCTAAGAGAACAGTTGCAGTATTACTATGACTATCTTAAAGAGTTTGGTTCTATTCAGGAACAGAAGTACGCTATTGCAAAGGAATACGACGGAAAGATAGCTAAAGCAACATCGTCAAATCAACGAAAACTTCTCGAGGAGCAGAAAAAATCAAGTCTTGCAAACGTTGAGCTGGAGGCGGTAAAGCAAAACATCGACTGGGGAAGCGTTTTCGGTGACTTCGGAACGATGTTTAAAGACCAGCTGGAGCCCACAATCAAATCGCTCAAGCAGCTCGCCAGCAAAACAGAAAATGTCGACGAAAAGAAAACGATATGGGAGCTTGTAAGTAAGCTGCAAAAAACTGGCACGCTGTGGGATAGCGATATTTTCGTGACTATATCAGATGACTTAAAGACATACCAAGAAGCTATGCGTAGCTATGCTGAAGCTCAAAAAAAGGAGCAAAAGATAGCAGAAGAACTCACGGAAGCCGAGGAACGTTTGAAAAACGCCCAAAAAAGCGGCAGCGAAAAAGATATTCTTGACGCATCAGCAACTGTTGACAAGTTAAAGAATCAAATGTCAGAAGCAGCTGACGCTACAAAAGGGAACAAAGATGCCGTCGTTAAGGCAACGGCCGACTTGCAAACATCTTCTCAGCGAGCTATTAATCAATTCCAGCAACTTGAAAGCTGTTTGTCCGGTCTTACAAGTGGAACATTAAAAGGAATTGGCGATGCTCTTATGGGGCTTGATAAGCTGTTTGGGGGTAAAGCTACGGACAAGGCTGCGAACAGTCTGGTTAAAATGACGACAGAGCTTTTTGGCAGCAACAGCAAGGTGTCTCAAACACTTACAAAGGTACTTGGCGAAAGTGGCCTGGCTGGCGAAATAGTATCTTCTGCTCTTGGCATTTTAGATATACTTAAAGATGGTGTGGAAAATTTAGTGTCAAGTCTTATAGACACGATATTAGGAGCTGTAAACGGCTTGATAAAAACCGCACTATCTCCAAAGACGGTTACAGGCACACTGAAAAGCGTGTTTGAAGGAGTGACAAGCATCTTTGACACGCTTTCCTTTGGCACAATAAGCAAAGTTTTCGGCGACAACAGTGCTAAGATGGAAAGCAAAATTGACAAGCTAAACACAAGCAATGAGGCTTTGAAGATGTCAATTGACAATTTGAGCGATAAGATAGAGAAGTCGAATTCGCTCTCCGAAATTCTAAATGCGCAAAACAAAAAGGAAAAGCAGACAAAGGAGCTTGAACAGAACACATCTAGGCAGATGATTTACGAAACGTGGAAGCACGGCGCATTTCGTTCAAACCTTGCTGCATCCGTTGAGGACAACAAAGGGTGGAAAGACGCGATGAAGCAGGTTTCTGCTATTCTGGGCAAAAAAGTTGTGACGAGCCGCGACTTTCTATCTTTGAGCGCAGAGGAGATGCAAAGAATTATCGACAGTGACAACGGAGCGGAACTCTGGGCGCAGATTCTTAACGAGTACAACAAAGAAGGTGGCAAGGGCGGTCGTTCAGACAAACTGAGCGACATGCTGAATCAATATGTCAACGACTTCGGCAATGTTGCACAAGATATGGCTGACGAGTTAAAGGAAAAGCTTAACGGCATTTCTTTTGACAACATGAAGGATAGCTTTATAAGCGCGTTGATGGATATGGATAAGAACGCCGAGGACTTTGCTTCCGACTTCTCTAAGATAATGCAACAGGCATTGCTTAATCTTAGCGTTGATGAGCTAATCAACGGCAGTGAAAACAACCCAAACGGCGACAGTTTAAAAAAGCTGTATGACGACATGGCAGAAGCTATGAAAGATGGAACGTACAAGTCAAGAGCCGAAGAATTTGCACAAAGACAGCAGAAACTTCTCGAGCAAGGCATGAAAATGCGCGACGAGCTGGCTCAGTTTACTGGCTATGGAGAGCAATCTTCCCAGTCGGCGACCGGAAAGGCTATCGAGGCTATAACAGCCGACCAAGCAAGCACACTGATTGGCATTGGCTATGCTTTACAAAGCGCCGTCGAGCAAGGTAATGCTACACGCGAAAATATACACTCTAATGTTGAAGTGATTTGTAGCTATCAAATGCTGATGTCAGACAACATATCCGAAATACGAGATATGCAATATCAAGGCTTGAATCAGTTGCAACAGATTGCAAAAAATACCGAGCCTATCACGGGTATAAACGAAAACATCGCGAACATGTACAAGTTAATGAAGGAGAGAATTTAACATGAAAAATCAAGCATTTATAAAGCTTTTGGGCGAAGACGACACGAAATATGTTGACCTTAATGAGTTTGGCGTTACCCTCATACGAGGGTGGCGCGAAGCTCTGCTTACTCCAGCACCCGTAAAAAGCTACGTAAGCAATGACAGTCGGCTTGAGCACGGTATCTCAATGGTTGCAACAGCGGACTGCGCCAAGGTAAATCAAAGAGAGATAAATTTGCCTATGTTTTTGGAGGGCGAGACAGAGGATGATTATCTTGATAAGCTGGAAAAGCTCTTTGATAAGATAGCTTACAGCGGAGAGATTTGTATGAAAGTCCCTGTCTTAAAGCGTGTTTTCAAATTTGTTTATTCACAGTGCACAAAATTTGGAGATTACGGACTGAAAAAAGGTAATTTTACATTGAAGCTCATAGAGCCTAACCCGAAAGACCGACTAAAAATATGATTAATATATATAACCCCGATGGCAGCATTTCGATGCAAGCCTTTGTAACAAAAGAAGCAAAAAGAGAAGAAGAACTGTCTAAGTCAGACTACATTTCTCTTTCGTTCAATGCAACCGTCAAGGTTGTATTGCCAATGGGCGCGTATATAGAGCACACGTATTATATTGACAGAACGAGAAGCGTAACACAGAAGTTTATGCTCCTCGAACCCTACACACCTACACAAGTAGATGAAATGTCGTGGAAGTACGCCGTAGAGTTCCACCACCCAAAGATGCAGCTCGGGAAAATACCATTTTACATCAAAACCAAAAACTCACAAAACGAGAATATAAATCAAACGATTTGGAGCTTTGTGGGTACTCCGCAAGGCATGATGGAAAACGTGTGTGCTTTTCTTAACAACGATATTAAATTCGGCAAATGCGGATGGAAGGCTATTTTGTCAGGCGCGATGAATAATTCTATAAGCGTAAGCTTTAGCGACAACGATGTTTTGTCTGCTCTGACAGAGATATCAAACGCAGCTGGAGATGAATGCGAATGGCATATTGACTACGACGACGAGATTGTTTACCTTGGCAAGGTGGCTATTGAAAGCGCAGAAAAATTCAAATTAAGCGTCGGTGAAAACGTGGGCGTTCCTTCCGTTACAGAAAGTAGCGACGGATATTATAATGCTTTCGCGGTCTTTGGCGGCACGCGGAATATTACGCAGGTAAATGATAAAAACGAAAACGTTTCGTCGGGCGACATAAGATTGCAACTCGCTAAAGGTGATGGTTTGATTGTTATTGATGGCAGTCCTGTGCAATTTAGCGTAGACGAGTTCTCTGTTATGGATTTGCGTACGGACAAAACATTGCCTAAGTTTACAAAAGTGCTGAATTTTCCTGATGTTTACCCATCTCTTGACACCTACGTTTACGATGTTCGAGGACGCAAGAAATATGTTCTTGACCCACAAACGAACAAACCGATAGTCTTACGAACTGACGAACAAGGCAACGTGCTTGAATACAAGACTTTCACGGTTTGGTTTATGCGTCTGGCTTACTGCACAAAGAACAAAGAAGCGGACAAGCAAGCTGTCAACAGCACGGTTAAAGACGGCGTCACATATTATTGGTATGATTTTGTAATCACGGACGACTTGAAGATTAACGGAAAAACCTTGTCCTGCTCGTTTGAGCCCAATTTTGAAGAAGGCGCATTGTCAACACCTCTTGTTGGTAGAGGAACGAATGGTGATAACGTTGGATTTGAGCTAACCTATCACGCCAAATCAAGAACTTCGCATGAATCTGACGATTGCTCAACTGGCAATTTCAACATCAAAGAAGGCGACTATGAAATAATATATCAAGAGGACAATAATATTATAATCCCAACGAATGAAGAGCAGTTGATAATACCCAAAGGTAAGGCTCTGCCAACATTCGAGTGCAATAAGGTTATCCTGTACAACATTGCTATGGCTGACGCTTACAAAGTGTCTGCGCAGGAGAAACTTTTGGAAGCGGCGAAGAAAGATATAATACTCGCTTTGTCTGACACGAATAATTACACGGTCAAGTCTTATCCACATGTATTTAAAGACCAAAGACCAAGATTGCAAATTGGGCAGGAGGTTTCGTTTTTAAGCAAAGGGCAGCGACTTGACACTCGTGTTTTAAAACTTTCGACAAACTTGGATTTTGATTATATCCAAGAGGTAACGGTTGGAAACAAGGTCATAAAAGGCGCTGTTTCACAATTAAAAGAAGACGTACAATCAATAATCGCCAACGGCGGCGGCAGTGGCAGTGGTGGCGGTTATAGCGTCGCGCAGTTCGAATCGCTTGTAGCAAAATACGGTATCAAACACTTTCTTTCAAAAGAATTTGCAGATGTCGCGCAAGAGATAATACGCTTTGCGAAAGGCGTAACGTTTGGCAGTGAAGATACAAAGCACGCAATTACAGAAGAAGGTGTAGCTACATTGAAATCATTGCTTTTAGAAACTGACGGTTTAGGCATCTCCTCTGACGGTATCGCTACCCTTAAAGAGATTGTATCGGCGGCGTTCCGTTCGGGTGCGCTCGGCTCTGGCTTCAAGCTCGGCAATTATTCTGACAGCGAGGATAGCTACTTAGAGGTAGACCGCCTGCTTGTGCGTAAGGCTGCTGAGTTCGTGAAGCTCGTAATTAGAGAGCTGCAAAGCGTCGGTGGCGAGATAGTCCTGTCGCCTGCTGCCATGAAGATTAGCAAGGTACAATTCATGAGAGCGGGCACGATTCTGCCCGAATTTTCGATCTTGCAATACGACGTTTATCGCTGTTCGTTCCTGACGAAGCGAGGTGACGAGGAGATAACGAACCCGTTTGCTGTCAACGACCTTGTGCGCTGTCAGACGTTCAATATCAAGGAGGGTACGACGGCGAACGCGAAAAACAAATACTACTGGCGCAGAGTGGTGCGGATAGGTGCGGACTATATCGACATCCTTGCTTTGTCGGGAGGCAACTACGGCGATTCGCAGCCCGAGGTGGGTGATGAACTTGTACAGATGGGCAACACAACCGATGTGGCGCGCCAGTCGGTGCTGTACCTCTCGGCTTACGGCTCCGACTCCCCGTCAATCAAGCTGTACAAGGGCGTGAACGACTACACGCTCGACGGCAAGGAGATATTCGTTGTGTCACGCGACGAGATTTATGCGCTTGCATCGATGTTCAAGCTAAAGGTAAGGGACGGCGATACAACGAAAGAAACGACGCTTGCAGAGATTGTAGCGAACGTTGACGGACTGACTTCTACGGTAGCTGCGAACAAGACAGAGACTGACGGGCAGATAAGCAAGATAAACACTACACTTACGCAGAACGCAGAGAGCATCACTTCGCTTGCACAGAAGCAGACAGAAACTGAGAACAAGGTATCAAAGATAGAGCAGACGACGGACAAAATCTCTCTACAGGTGGAAACGACCACGAACTTGAAGAACTGCATCGTCGGCTCTGCGCTGCGTCCGTGGGATGACATCACGAGGATAACGGCGGCTCACTCACAAAAGGTAGAGATAGCAAATGGTGGCGGCGTCGGCGGTTCTAACTACGCAACGTTCAGTGCGTCGGGCGCTACGGAGGACACACACACAGGTCTGTACTTCAAGGATGTGCGTGTGTCGGCTGGCAAGACGTACGTATTCAGTGTATGGGTGAAGATTGCCACTCTGTTGTTTTATAAAGGCGCTTACTACTCTATAAAGCGCTTTGACGGCGGTACGGAAGGTGCTGTTGTCAAGTCGGACGATATCACTCCGGGTACAGGCGACTGGAAGCTCCTTACTGCGACGTTTACCGTACCCGACGGCTGCACGAAGCTGTTGCTTGAACTTGCCGTGCGCAGAAACGGAACTATCAGCGTGTGCCGACCGATGATAATGAAGGGCACGGAATACGGAGGCTGGAGTCTTTCACCCTACGACAAGACGGAGGCAGGCAAGTTGGAATCAGGACTGAAAAGAGCCGGTATAGACCTCGAAGACGACACCATTACGGCGACGGCAAACAAGTTCATGGTCAAGAACAACGACGGCGAGGTGACTGCGAGCGTGAACGAAGACGGCTTGCTGGAGGTCGGCGCAGGTCTCTTCTCTGGATTGATACGTAAGAAGAAGACTATTATTACTCCCGACAAGTTGGAAGGCTACACGGAAGAAAACCCGATCAATGGATATATCCGACTAAACTTTGTAAAGACGGGTAGCTTTGTTGAGCTTTCGGGCGACATCGGCAAAAAGACAGGAGGTAAATACCCGACAATAATTCCGCCATTTTACGATCCGAACGCAAGCGATGCCGGCCTTGGTGTGACAAGCGAAGAAGCGGCGACGTGTCTCGGACAGACATTTGTTGTAAGAAACAATACAAGTCCGGCGATAACAATCAATATCGTTGGCTATACATCGCTCGTTGGAGGCAGCAACACAGCTCACCCCTACTGGCTTGAAAGCGGATGGATGGCAGTCCTTACCTGCGAATTTGTGTATGTATCAAGCGCCAAAACGTATGCTATTGTATGGAATGGATATAACGTACCATTTTCATCTCCAATAGCGCACAGCGACGAAGGAGAAGAAGCGGCTGCGGACGAAGGAGCAGAACCTACTGCTGACGACCCGACCACAACAGAAGAAGAACAACCAAAAGAATAAGATATGAAGAAAATAGTTAGAGGTAACGACTTTACCCTGCGCATACCAGTGTGCAAGATAGTGAACGGCGAGCAGGTGGCTTTTCCGCTACCTGCCTGCACGGACATCGTTGTGAACATCGTGAACCAGTATCGGCGTGTAGCTCTGAGCTACACTATCGACACGGCGGAGGACAATATCATCAATGCGCGTGTGGAAGGTGACGCCGTATCGGTTGGTACATACGCTCTCGAAGTGCGAGGTAAGATTTTCGGCAACGACTGGCGCAGCAAGGAGTACGAGCAGTTCTGCATCGTAGACAACAACGCTTCGGGCGACACAGCGTTCAACGGCGAGCTTATCGAGGGCGAGGACAGCGTAGAAATGAATACGGCGCTTGTTATCCTGCCTCCTTCGGTAGAACTGACGCAGCTCATAACCGATGCTAACACGGCGCTCGAAACGGCAAAGCAGACGGACGCAACACTCAAGGCTAACGAGAGCGAGCGTATCTCCGCGGAGCAGCAGCGAGTATTAGCGGAAGCACAGCGTGTGTCAGCAGAAAGCAGACGCAGAGAGAGTGAGGGTGTTCGCCATGCAGCGGAAGTCGAGCGCGTGAGCAACGAGGATGCGCGAAAGACAGCCGAGGCGCAGCGTGTCAATGCCGAGACCGAGCGTACTGAAGCCGAAAATATACGTATTGCGAGCGAAACCGCACGCGTCGCAGCAGAAGAGCAGAGAGCAACAACCTTTGCGGAGCTTTCATCAAACGTTGATGCTGCTGTCAGCAAGGCGAACACTGCGGCAAGTGCGGCAGACACGGCTACCGACAAGGCAAATGCAGAGGAAGATAAGCGTGCCGAGGCGGAAAGACAGCGTGCCGAAGCGGAAGCTACACGCAAGCGTGAAGAAGGCATTCGTCAGGAAACCGAAACCGAGCGCATACGCAAGGAGACAGCGAGAGAAGCTGCGGAGGCAACACGGCAGACAGCGGAGGCAGAACGAGTGAAGGCTGAGAATAGTCGTACCGAAGCCGAGAATACACGCACAGAAACGGAAACTGCGCGCAAACACGAGGAAAGTGTTCGCCAAGAGAATGAAATTGCACGCGTTCGCCAAGAAAACGAAAGAACAGAAGCCGAAAACGCACGCCAGGCGGCAGAAACATCCCGAGTAGAAGCAGAAGACTCTCGAAACAACATCTTTTCCAGCACCAAGCAAAACTGCGATTCGGCTGCGCAGGAAGCGCGTTCGGCTGCGCAGAAAGCAACGACCGCGGCGCAAGAGGCACATTCGGCTGCGCAGGAGGTAACGACTGCCATAATAGGTGCGGAAAGAGTGAACGCAAAGATAGAAAAGGGCGTTCTCACCGTTACCGATCGCAACGGCTCCGAGAAGAGCGTCGATGTGGGCGATGTAGCAGAAGAAGTGACGGTACACGTCACATCTTCGGTGGCGAGCATTAATCCCGCAGGCATCAAGATTAACGTGTTTATCAATAACGGCAAGACGCCTCAGACATACATTACTGGCAACGACGGCACAACAACATTTAGCATTGCAAAGGGCAACTACTATCAGATAACCTTCACAGAGTACGGCAATGCGCAGCCCATTGCCCCAGTCGGCTTCACCGCCGTGCTTGCGACGCGCAACATTGACGTGGAGTACAAACCGTACGACGAGGAGAGCATGGAGAACGTAGTGGTGACGGTAACGAAGTATACCGACGGCACGGGCGCTGCATACGAGGGCGTGCCAGTAGTGGTGACGGTAGACCGCAAGAACACTACCTACAATGCTGACGCAAAGGGTCAGGTGTCGCTGTATGTGCCCTACGGCAAGGAGTTTACTGTCAACGTCGAGAATCAGGACGGCTACAGCGTGAGTCTTAACCGCAATACTCGTACATACACGGCGAGTGTGCCGCAGCGTCTTATCGACTACAAGATGTATCAGTTCCGCGCTGGCATATTTATCATCGATGACAACCTCAACGAATACTACCTCGAGGAGTGGCAGGCGGCTGGCAAGACCGCAGAAGAAGCGGTGGCTATCAAGGTAGCGGACGCTAACCTCACGCTGAACCGAGGCACGTTTATGATAAGAATATCCGATATGATGGCTCCTACGGCACTCCCGAATAAGTCGTGGTGTACTCAGAACTTGCGGTTCGACAGCATCGCGCTTGACGGCAACAATACGAAGGACGCGAACTACTACAACGGCGAGTCGTCGTCGTTTCTCGTGCGCCAGGAGGCTGTAGAGCGCAGCCTTAGCGTGCCTGCCTTCGACTACGCCTATGAGCAGATATTCAGCATCGCAGGACATGAGCTGCACGGCTTCCTGATGTCTGTCGGACAGGACTATGTGCATATAGCGAATATCGGCATCATCAAGCAGGTGCTCACGGCGCTTTACGGAGAGGAGGTGGCTACTGCATACTACAACTTTGTGATGGAACAGAGACGCTGGACTTCTACGCAGTACTCTGCTACGACCGCGTGGACCTTCAGTAGTAGTGCGCTCAACTACTTCAACCTCAAGTCGACCTCGTACTACGTTCTGCCAGTATTCGCTTGTTAATCTCTTTATCTCTTTTAATCTTTATCTCTCCGCGAGCAAAGCGAGCGCCAAGCGGCACGCAAGCGGAGAGTGGTAAATAACAATTTAAAACAAAATGGCATACACGGAGACTCTGTTCATATATAAGGACACTTATCTGCTCTGCAAGCTGCTGCTTCAATACAGCAAGAACGTAAGCCGTATCATCAGATACGGAGCGTACGAGACGATGACAAGCAAGGCTTGCACGGCGCTCGACCTGGTTCGCAGAATCAACGAGAGTTTTGAAGGCAGAGAGGAGAACCTGCATGAATTCATCCTGCTTATGTCGGAAGTCAAGTCGAGAATCAACCTCTTCACCGACGCGGATTTCTTGCCTGTCAAGACTGCGACGAACATTAATCATCAAGTGGACAAGGTGCTGAAAGAGGCGTACGGCTGGCAGAAGGCAGAGCGGAATCGCAGAGGCGAGAGCCGTGGAGCGTAAAAGCAACACGGGAGAGCCGTCACACATGTGACAAGGGGCGCTGACACGCAACTCCGAAAGGAGAAGTGTTCGGACCGTAAGGAGACAGCGCCGAGAACGCAGAACAATGCTACGAACGCGTGGAACTACAGTAGTAGTGCGAACAACAACAACAAGTCGAACTCGTACTACGTTCTGCCAGTATTCGCATATCACTACGTGACGAAAACTCCGTGTATGTCACTAAAGTCATGAAGATAGAACACGAATACGTGACGCTTGAGGACGTATATGCCGCATATTACGATTGTCGCAAACACAAAAGCTCTACGCACGGGTATATAGAATACTCGTTAAACTATATATCCAACAACTATCAGTTGTATGCTGAGCTTAACAGTGGTGCATATAGGATAGGCAAAAGCAAAGCATTCTGCGTCACACGCCCGAAGTTGCGAGAGGTGTTCTGCGCTGCTTTCCGCGACCGCATAGTGCATCATCTGCTTGCGCTGAAATTCGGCGAGCTTCTTGACGCAGAGCTGACGGATAAGGCTTACGCCTGCCGCAAGGGCAAGGGCACGGACTACGGTATAGACGATGTGAGAGCGCAGATAGAGCGTGTAACGGACGGATACAAGCGCGAGGCGTGGATATTGAAATGCGACCTGCAAGGCTTCTTTATGAGTATAGACCGCAGGCTGTTATTCGGACTTCTCGAACGTACGATAAGAGGGAAATACAAAGGAGAGAATATTGAGTGGTGGCTGAACTTGTGGAGAATGGTGGTGCTGCATGATCCGGCAGAGAGCTGCATAAAAGTGGGCGACCTCACCTTATGGGATAAGCTGCCTGCGAACAAGTCGCTATTTGCCTGCGGAGAAGGCAGAGGACTACCTATCGGCAATCTTCCGAGTCAGTTGCTCGCAAATCTCCTTCTTGCCGACTTCGACAAACTGATGATAGAGAGGTTAGACGATAAAGGCGGCTACGGGCGCTACGTTGATGATTTTGTAGCGATACATACAGACAGGAAGGCGCTGCACATTACGCTCCAATGGGCGAGAGAATATCTGCGCACACGGCTCGGTTTGACGCTGCACCCGCGAAAGGTAAGCCTGCAACGCGCAAGCAGCGGAGTCAGGTTTACGGGCGTAATGATACGACCATATCGCACGCTGCCAAGTAGCAGAACAACGGAGCATCTGTTTAGCGTGATAGACGAGTTCGGAGAATGTGCGAAGCCGTCCTCCGAAGATTTGGCAAGATATGCCAATCGCATAAACAGCCTGCTGGGGCTGATAGCGTACCGCACGTCGTACAACATAAGACGCAGGACATGGTACATGATGCCGCACAAGGAGATTGTGTACTGTGTGAATATGAAGAAGATTAAAATCAAAAATAAATACAAACTTAAAAAGTAAAGACATGGCAAAAATCTATTTCGTCAGCACACTGATACCTGCTGACAAGTTTAAGAAAAAGTATGAGCTTGGCGGCATTACGATATGCCATATCGGTGAGACGCTCGACGAGAAATCAGGCGCCTACAAATGCTGGGAGTGTACCGTACCGACGGCTACGTTTAGCGAAGATTTGGTAAAGACCGAGTTCGAGGCGTTCGGCAAGGAGATGCAAGCGTTTGCACTCCAGACAGCCAAGCAGTTGAAGATAGCAGAGATAGACGCTTACGACAAATCTTCTGCTGTCAACGGTTTTGCGCTCAACGGTGCGGTGGTGTGGCTCGACAAGGCGACACGTGTAGGCTTGATGAACTCCACAAGTATCACAAAGGCTATGGGACAGCCGACAACGACTTTGTGGCTTGGCGAAAGCAAGATGGAGGTTCCCTGCGACACGGCGATACAGCTACTCTCGGCGCTGGAAATGTACGCCCTGGAGTGCTTCAACGTAACGGCAGCACACAAGAAGGCAGTGAGCGAGCTGACGAGCATCGAGGAGGTAGAGAAGTACGACATCACGGCAGACTACCCTGCGCAGCTTAGAATGGAGGTGTAACATGGCGGCTCTACCTATTATTATACTCATCGTTCTTGCGCTGTACGTTTTCAGCTGCTGCGTGACAAAACGAGTGCCGACCATGCTTTCGGAGGTGTACTACCTCGCAGATAAGAACTGGCTCTTCCCAGCGCTCATGGCGACGCTCGGCGCATCGTTCTTGCCGCTCATGCTCTCAAACGGCGGCTTGGAGTGTATGGCTTTTCTTACCTGCGTGGGCATCATCTTTGTAGGTGCGGCTCCTGCGTACCTCGACGAGAGTCAGCGCACAATACACAAGTGCGGAGCTATCACGGCGGCAATAGCAAGCGTGGTATGGGCGTGCAGCATCAACGCTCTGCCTACTGTTTCGTTCGCTGTACTCGCTGCTGTGTTCTGTGTCTGGAAGCACCAGTACTGGCTGTTTATCGTCGAGTGCTGCGCAATACTCAACATCGTAACAACATTATTCATTTAAATCTGAAATAGCATGGAAATCAAGGTAAAACGAATAGCAAGAAAGGAGGCGTACACCATAGGCAAGATGTACGTTGACGGCGCATACGTCTGCGACACGCTCGAAGACAAGGACAGAGGACTGACCTCTAATATGTCGGTTGCGCAGATATACGGAGTGAAGATTAAGGGCGAAACCGCCATACCTACGGGCAGATACCTCGTAGATATGAAGACGGTATCGCCTCGCTTCGGAGGTCGGGCGCAGTACCAGTTCTGCAAGGGCAGACTGCCGCGACTGTGCAATACGCCCGGATACCAAGGCGTGCTTGTTCACTGCGGTAACACGGCGAAGGATACGGACGGCTGTATCCTTGTCGGTGAGAACAAAGAGGTCGGGCAAGTGCTGAACTCAACGGCGACGTTCCGTAAGGTGTACGCGAAGCTGAAAGCGGCTGACGAGAGAGGAGAGCAGATTTGGATAACTATTGAATAACACGAAAACACAATATAAAATGACAGGAAACATCACAACAAGTACAGGCAAGGCTTTCGTGACCGGCACAATGAGCGCAGAAGCGCTTACCGCTTTGTTCGATTTACGTTGGATGCTCGTTCTTATCGTCGTTCTTATCGTCGCCGACTTTTGGTTCGGTGTGTCGGCGAGTCTAAAAAATCACGAACACTTCCGCTTTTCGCGAGCTGGGCGCAGAACGTGCAATAAGGCGGTGGACTACATTACATACCTCATACTCGGCTCTGTGCTCGGCTTGGCTATCTTTGAACCGCTCGGATGGGCTAACCACGTCACAACCGCGGCTATCGGCTTGGGATTCGGGTGCATCTGGGAGGTAGATAGTATCGTCGGGCACGTTTGCGTACTACACGGAATTAAATACACATTCTCCGTGAAACGCCTTATCATCGCACTCATCAAGAGAAATAACGCAGACATCGGCGAGGCGGTAGAGGAAGCAATGGATAACAACAAAAATTAACGGATATGGATATAAGAGAAATATTAATGCTGCTGAACTGCATCATCATGGGAGCGACAACGCTCTTTATTTCCTACAAGGTAGCGCAGCTCGATATGGTAAATGAAAGCTACGACGAGAATAAGCGAAACCGACAAGGCGCTATCGGTTGGTTTATCGCATCTATATTCGTAGGCGTTCTTGCACTGCCAGTAATGGTGCTGCGTGAGGTGTATCAATGGAAGCGTTACAAACTACCGAGTATCGAATGGGATGATATATGTCGCTACGGCTTCACTATCATCATTGGCTCTATGCTGCACTTGCTCCTGCTTGTTATGACAAGCTGCACGACTCAGAAGCCTGTTGTGCTTGAACGTATAATCAACAAGACGGACACGTTGTATAAGACCAACTATATAGCCGATACGTTCCGCGTACACGATTCTATTTATGTCGAGAGCTATGCTGTTGGTGATACGATATACAAGACAAAGAACGTGTACAAATGGCGCGACAGGGTGAGCGTGAAGACTGATACAATATACAAGTCTATCCTGCGAGCGGACTCAATTCCAGAGCCGTTGCCAGTTGAGCATAAGGCGACATGGTGGGAGCGGACGCAGATGTTCGTAGGGAAGATAGCGGTCGGAGCAGTGGTACTATGTTTAATCTCACTGTTGCTTTGGCTGATACACAGAAAGAGATAACATGTAGATTGGTTGGTTATTAGTTTTTTAGTTTAAGGTGATTTGTTTTCAGGAGCCTTGCCCGTCTGTGAAGATAGGCAAGGAGTTTAAATAAACATAAATATAAGTGACGACGCATACAACTTTTAAAATAAATAACTAACTTGCACCGAAAAACCAACAGATAATCACATCAAACCAAAAAATCGCTATGAACGAGGATGATAAAAGGATGTTTCTTGCTCTTGCGAAGGGTAAGGACATATCGGAGATTATGTCTTTGCTGGCAGAGTCCGGCAATCAGTATTCACGCAGAATACTGCGGTTCTTCCGCTGATTCTGCAAGTGGGTTCCGTTTTTCATAATGCTAACGCACATGTACGGCGTGTTTGACTTTAGCCGCAATCCAAAGGAGATGTTTGCCATGCACAGAGCAAATTGGGCGTACTACACATTTATATACATCATGGTCTATATACTGCCAATGGTTATTATTCTCGCGTCACGCTTCTTTTGGCTGTGTTGGAAGTATCGCATACCGTTCTTCTACTTCTTCGGTGTAAATTCGATACACCTTGTCTACTGGAGTTGGTACACAACAAACGAGATGGTGAATACAATCGGTCACGAACTGTTGCACGTTACCGCACACATCTGCGAAGCGTACGATATTGATATGAACAGTGAGCAGGCTTACTATATCATGGGAGAACTATGTGGAAAAGTATTTAATTCCGTAAAATAAATAAACAAACAACAACCAAACCTATTGCATTATGAACGATTTAATTAACAAAATCTGCGCTTGTAAGGATTTGAAAAAATCAGAAGCGCAATCGCTATTTTAGCTAACTGGCTCAACAGACGGTTGGAGCCAAGTGAAAAGGAAGCATTAAAGAAAGAACTGCACAAGGCTCTATTGGGCAAGCATTTCGACAAGGAAACTGCGGATGAACGCATTAAGCGTATGTATTGTATCACAAAAAGCAACGCCGTTTTGCATGCGCCGTTTGTTTCTGATAGAGCGTGTGCCGAGCTTTACGAAACGTACAAATCACAAATCAAGGACTACAATGTGTACGACTTTATGGTTGCGCTCAATGATGTTATTGCCAACCATTATAATCTGTTGCGTGGATGGTGGAAAAACGAGGAGTGGTCGGTGTTGTTGATAAAGTTCAGTGAGATAGCCGTAAATTGGCTAAATGACGACGACACGCCTTATCGTGGCGAAAAAGCATGGTGCGTACTGGGTGTATAACGACAAAAGGTGGAGTTAGCTGTATAGTCAACTCCACCTTTGATTATAACAGGTCTAAAACAAGTCCTTTTGTGGCAAGGTAGACAGGTCTTCCTGTTGCCATTTCTACTTTACTTTTAAACATGTTGCCATTACCATTGTTGTCAGATATATGTATAAGTACAATATCTTTTGTTTTGCTTAGATTACAAGCGTTTAGGCATTTAATGCACCTTTCCATACTCATGTGCGTTGCTTTTGCGCGAACGCCTACTTTGTACGGGATGACGCCATTTTCGACGCTTTTATCAACAAGACTGTCCGTATGATTACACTCAATAAAAATGTGGTCGATAGGGAAATTAAATTTATATTTTATATGATGCGTGTCCGTGATAAACAACATCGTCCCCATTTCTTCGTGATAAATAATAAACCCACAAGGTTCTTGTGTGTCGTGCTCCGTGTCGAAAGCTTTAATTACAAAGTTGCCAACCTTAAATTCTTTAAATAGCGGTATCGCGCAATAATGGAAGGTATTTACTTCGATACCACACTCTTCAAGAGTACCTTTGGTCGCATACACGTTAAAAGCTTTTGCGTACTGCTTTATAAAACCTGCGTGATCGCCGTGACTGTGCGTTACCAAGCAACCATTCGCCTTGCTTACATTACCCTTTAAAGCAGCAACAGCGTGCTTGTAGTTTACTCCACATTCTATAATAAGGGCTTCTGTTTCGTTTTGCAAAACATACCCATTTCCCGAGCTTCCACTGCCTAATGTTGTTATAGTCATTTTTTATTTAGTAAAAGGAGTGGGAGTTACCCCACTCCTCAAAGATTGAAGATTTAAAACGTTACTGCTTAAACATATCCGGCATTTCTTGTTTGCCCAAAGGCTGCGTCTTGCTCACAGTTTTCTTTTCTTTTGCTTCCTGCTTAGGCTCGGCAGTAGGAGCGGAAGTCGGTGCGTTGTTTACATTCATTCCAACCTCCAATGTGTTAGCTTCCTGCTTTTCTTTTTCTTGTGCCTGCGAGAGCTGTTCTTCAACAGAAGGCTGCTCGGCATTTTCGGCAACAACCTCTGTGTACTCTGTGTCTTCCACTTCTTCGCGAGTGTGTAAGCCCATTATACAACCAGGGTCTACGGTACGAATCAGCCAGCTCGCTGAACGATAACGGAGCATAAGCTGCGGTATGTTCTTCCATTTGGGGTTGCGAGCGTACCAACCTTCATCTTTCGCCATCTGTATCGTAACCTCAGGACCTTTAACCAAGGCACCCGTTGTTTTGTTGATAGCCGTAGCGAACATGCCGTAGCTATCAGTGCCCTTTGTGCCTATTTCTTGGTAGTCTATAGGTGTGTATTTACCTGTTGCATTAAAACAAGCAATAGCGAACTTCGCCTCAAAAGAAGGCTTGCCACTTACGACAACAAGGTTTTGCAAAACCATAAGTGGGTCGGCTTGCATACGAAACGCCATATTAAGACCTATAAGGCAGTTGCCTACGTTCTTTTGGTAGATTTGGGGCACAAGGGTTGATTGTGCGAATACCTGCGCCATGCGCTGACCAGTTTCAAAGTCCTCTTTTGAACTAAAAACCTGAATGGTGTACTGCTGCTGAGTAGTAGCTACTTCATTATTCTTTTCCATATTTTGATGTTTGAAGTTATAATAATTCTACATTAAAAGGTTCTCCGTATTTGCATTGCAAATAAATGCTTTGCTGAGTTGATGTAAGTGCTTTCTCAACCGACTCTTTGCGGTCGACGAAAAGAGGCACGTAAACGTTCTTCGCTTTTGATATACCATTTATAATATCGATACCCATGTTGATGACAGTGCCATCGTTGGTGTTGTTATAGTCAACTCCGTTGCTGTCAATAGCTGTACAAACCTCCTTTTCGTCATCGTTGGTTATGTTTTGCTCGTAAAACTTCCACCGTATCAGAGAGAAGAACGAGTTTACATTGCTTTCAACAATCGCTATCTTCGCCTTTTTGTATTCTTTGATTTGACGAATCACTTCGTTGCAATCAGCGACTATCTGCGCAAGTTCGCGAGAACGAGCATCAAGCTTTTCTTTTTCTTTTTCTATGCGCTCATTCATATCGCGACCGGAAATTCTTTTTATCAAATCATCGCGCTTAATGGTTAGCTCCTGCTTCTTTCGCTTGTTTTCTTCTGCTGATGCGTCCACTTCTGTTGTAGGTTCAGTGCTTTTGATTGCTTGCAAGGAAGCGTCCGCTTTTTTCTTTTCTTCGCTTTGTTCCCATGTCTCGGCTTTTATCTTCGCAAGTCCAGCACTGAGGACATTGTACGCATCGGTTTTTGTTTTGACATTTTCATTGTCTTTGAGGGCTGTTATCTGCTCAAAGGTGCTGATATTGCCCTTAATAATAGTGATTTGGCTGTTCTTTTCGGAAGCGGCTTTTTGTATTCTTGCAAGTTCTCCCGACTTGTGGGCATTAAACTTCGCAACAGCGTTCTCGTATTCTTTGCTTTTCATTTCCTCCGTATAAGGACGACCACAAACGGGACAAACGTCTGTTTGGGCAAAGTTAAATTCCTTCTCGTTAACATTGTTCCATTGTTGCATTAGTTCGTTAAACTCCTTGGTTAACAGGGAAAGTCTACATCCATTCTCTACATTGTTATCAATGTTCTTTTTTTGGATGCGTATCGCTTCGTGCATCTCGTCAGCAGCCATGTTGACCTTTTTAAAAGCGTCGTTGATGCAAGCAAAGTGCTTGTCTGCCCACTCTTTACGTGTTTTTTCATACTTCCTTTCTTCTTCGGCGAGTCTGTTTTGATACTCCTTTTGCTCGTCAACATTGACGATTACGCCTTGTAGAGATGCGTCTATTGATGATATTTGTTTGTCAATTTCGTTTTTTTCTTTTTCGAGTTGAGCAAAATCCTCATCTGATTTCAGCATATCTTGAGCTTGCACTTTGGCAGGAATGGTCTGAAGCTCGTCGTTCGCTTTCTTACGGGTAGCTTTTTGCTGTGTGAGCATTTCGGCAATATCTTTCTTCTCCGTCTTTACGCCTTTGTATACGGCAGGATATTGCGCCATTAGATTTTCTTCGTTTATCTCACCTGCCAAAGACATGAGTATCTTGCGGCGAACATCAACCTTGTAAGTCCAAAAAAGGTTGATGTTTGAAAGCATGAACCAATCGTCAAAATCGCACAGCGAATTAAGTTTTTCTTTAAACGCTGAAACAGAATAAGGCACATCGTCAACAAAGCGTGCTTGCGTTGTACCTAAAAATTTTTCCTCAGAAGTGTCTTTACCTTTCCAGCGCTCCGACAACCTGCGTTCTATCTTCACGTCGCGCTCGTCGTTGTAATTTAGAATAACTACAACAGAAGTTTCGAGCTTGTGAATAACGTTGTTGTGCTTGTCAAGTGTCTGAACAGTCGCGTCAGGTCTGCTTGTTGTTCCGAAAAGACACCACAGATAGGCATCATAAACCGTTGATTTACCTGTTTCGTTGCCACCACTAATAATAGTGTTGTGGGCAAAGGTAATCGTTTTGCTCCGCTCTTTTTTAAAGTTCTGGAGCGTCATTGTTTTTAATTCAATTTTCATTGTTGTTTATTTTACGTTAAACTGCTTTTTTCTCATATCTTTGATAAAGCCTTGCATAGGGTTTGGCTGGTCTGTTATGCCGCGCCTTTGACAGTATTTTAGCCAACCGTTCACACCTAACAAGCCTTTGCTCGCAAGCTCTTTTTCTACCTTTCTTCGCGCCTCTTCTTGCTCCTCTTGCATCTCCGCCCTTTTGTTTATTAACGTGTTTTCGCATTGACGAATCGCTTGCAATATTACCTGTGGGTTTATCGTTTTGCCTACATACAATGTACCATAAGCACCACTTATAAACTGCTCAAAGAAATATGTGAGTTCGGTAGGCGTTAAATAGTAGTATTTACTTCGTATTTGACGTGCTATAATAACAACCTGCGTATCGCGGACAGCTTCAAAAGCGCCACAAAAACTAAGAGCTTCTATTAATTGAGCCTTAATCCATTTAACAGTAATACCTTTTTCGATTTGAGTATCTATCGCACTTATAGCTAAATCGTTTGTTTTTACAGCCTCGGAAGCTGAAGATATAGCATCTTTTCTTTTGCTTATTAATGGGTAGCGTGTAAACATCCACTCTACCGCATTAATCTGCGTTAAGGATTGCTGCTGCTTTTGTTGCAAATTCAACTGCCGTTCTTTGTTCCGTATTTCCATAAGGGTCTATTATTTCGTCCTGCCAACAACGTCCGTTCAGATAGGTGAACGGGTCTTTCTGAAATTGCTTGTCGGTAATAGAGCGCACATACGCAGGTGTCGCTGCTATGCAAGCTTGACGCTCTTTCTTCGTCATACGTGCCCAACGCTTTTGACATTTGTCTTTACCTCTTTTTTTGTTGTAAAGATTCCACCATTGTTCAAAGTCGTTGCAAATCTCACCTATGGTCTGTGGTGGGGTTATTTCATACCCATTGGCAAGCAACAGGTCGATTGCTTTTTGTATTTCCTCTTTCATAAACTCCGTGTTTTTTAAATGTACTCCCCTCCCCAAAAACGGGTAATTTCCGAGCCAAGTATAGCGCGCTGACCGTTGCGTCTTATCACACATGGTATGATATTATTGTCTACATACCGATATATTGTTGCGACACTAACTTCCAATTTCTTGGCTGCTTCCTTAAGCGAATATCTCCCTTTAGGAATGACATCTGGAATGCTATTTATCATCTTCTTTTTTTTTGTTACGCCGCAGTATGTTGTACACCGAGGCTTCGGTTAGATAATTGAAATCGTGCATAGTCCGGCGGATGGCATCCATCTTTCCCATGCCTTGCCGCAAATAAAGCTCGACTGACATGCAAACAGCCTGCTCTTTCTTTTTTCTTGCTTCTGTTACCATTTTTTTAACTATAATCTTATATATAAATTAATACATTATTAATACCTTTGCGCCGTATACCTTAACAAGGTATCTAACACGCCACAAAATTAATAAAAAAAACTATTATAATTACTAATAATCTATTGGTTTTTATATAATTTTAAACATTCTTATGGGTTCAATAATAAATAGAGTCAAACAAGTTGCCACATATTATAATACATCTGTGGTGAAGTGGGAGGAAACATTAGGTCTTTCTCCTTCGCATTTTTATAACATCAAAGCCATATCGAGAAGAACGGCTCGTAATATTAATAAGGTATACCCAGAGCTGAATATAGAATGGCTCATTACGGGCAAAGGAGAAATGTTGAACTCCAATGTGGTTCTCAATAGAAATACCGGCTATACCGTTCCGTTGTTGCCTATTGCAGCTCAAGGAGGTACGCCTGACAGTTTTGTATCGCAGGTTGAAACTTACGAATGCGAAATGATTGTCAGCCCTGTGCGCGATGTCACACTTGCCGTTACGGTTAATGGAGATAGCATGTCGCCAGAATATCCTAACGGGAGTAAGGTGTTCGTGCAGCGTATCAACGAAAAATCTTTCATAGAATGGGGAGCAACGTATTTGCTTAATACCGTAAACGGCGCTGTTATAAAAAATGTAATACCCGTCAAAGACGACGATACGAAAATCATCTGCCGCTCTATAAATCCTAATTTTGCAGATTTTCCTGTAAACGTTTCGGATATATTAGAATGGTATCGCGTGCGCTGTTGTGTGACAATAAAGTAAAAAACATACAAAACACGCAAAAAACGCGCAAACGACACAATACACAAATATCTAAAACATTGACTATCAATTAAATATACAATCAAATGGACACATCTACGAGATACTTGCGTCCTTCGTCGTCCACGTCCACCTCAATAAAGTGGTTGCC